TTAACCACATCAGTCGTGAGCTTCGTCGGATCGGGGACCGGGGTCCAACCGATCCGCGCGCCTTCCGGTGTAACCACCGTCGTCTCGTCGTCAGCCACGTCGCCCCCGGAATGTTGCGGCTACACCTCAGGTAGCGGCTCAGTGAGCACGTCAAGCCCGTGATCAAGTGTAATCGGTTTTGGGGCGATAGGTTCCGGTGTTGGAATAAGGTCAGGTCGGTGGGTGTGCGGTGCCCGGTACGCGGCGAACCATGCACCCACCACGGTCACCGTTAGCAGCACGAGGTCGGCAACCGGGGCGGGCACTGCTGCGACCGCATCAACCGCCTTGGATGCGGCCCAGTCGGCGCCCCACGCCCAACAACCCATCAACCAGACCAGGAATTGGGAGATGACCGCGCCCGCGCCCGCGCCGGCAGCGCCGGCAACAACCTTGGTTTCGACAGGGGCTTTAGTGGTCACGCCGACGCCGATAGTGCAGCCAGAGCGCAACACCGATGAGGCCACCGACAACGGAGGGGACGGTGATGACCGCAACCCACGGCCACGTCATTGATCACGGGGTCACGGGCGGGGCCGGTCGAATATCAACCGTGCCGGTGTAGTTCGGCGGGGCGGACTGCGCCAACACCGCCGCAATAGCCGCCACCTGTGCGTCGGTCAACACGACTTCACCAGGGTTCGTGACCGCGTCGACGATGGTGTTCAGATCGTCCAACACTTGCTGGGTCCGCAGCGACGAGTTACAGGCTTGCACGATGCGGCCGGTTTTCGGGTTGCCTTCACCGTTCGCGAAATAGTTGATCAACCGATCATCAACTAGTTTGCTCATACGGGCCCATTCCGCGTCAGTCAACGGCATGTCTGCTCCCAAGGGTTTCAGGTAGGAACCCATGGGCTCCAACACGGTGACATTCAAGTCAGCGTCGCTGCCGTGCGGCCAGTACCCGTTCTGCCACATGTGCAGCACATCAGGTTCCACGCCGTGCGACCAGGATTTGGCGGCGGTCAACCAGAACACGACCGCAGTACCGTCATGGTTCGCGCCGTTCAACGCGACCGCTGAGCCGTAAATACCGGGCAGGTACGGGCCCGCTGATTTCAACCCATCAGAGAACCCGAGCTGATATGCCTGCGCCAACCCGCCCCAGCTGGTGCCGATATCAGCGTCGATCGAGGAACAGCACACCCCGCCGGATGGCCAACCCAACTCGGTTGCCATCCACGTGCCGGCTTTCTGCCCTTTCTGTTTGCCGCGGGCGTACCCGCCGAGGTAGTCGTCGGCGGCGTCCTCGAAGTTCACGGCTACATCCACCCCGGCCGCGATGTAGCTATCGAGTTCGGGGCGGGAGATGCGCTTGTTCGGCATGGAGGTGCCGGGGCCGGTGTTCCAGTCGGAGCAGATGTACCGCATGATGTCGTAGCCCCCGGCCTTCAACCGCTTCGGGTCCTGCGGCCAGGGTGTGTCAATCCATGCCATCAGAGCCCGGCCCCGGAGAACAACCTGTGCGCCGCCGAATCGAACACAGCGGTCGTCATCCGGCCATTGATCTGGCTGTCAGTGATGTCGTTGACGGTGGTCAACGCCGAGTCGGAGACGATGTAGCCGATAAACGTCACCACCGCGTAGTTCGCTTGCTTCAGGATGGCGGCGATCAACGCATCCCGCTCGGCCTGCGTCGTTGGTGCTGACGGTGCCGCTGCACCCATGGCGGTGATCGCCGCGTTGTAGGACGCGGCGGTGACCCTGTTTTGAAGGGTTGGCTGCTGCGTCGCCGTCCACTGATCAAGCAGGCTGAGTGTCACACGCCTCCCCTTCTACGTTCCGAGGTCTTTGATCCAGATGACGCCGTTACCGGATGTGACCCGTAACGCGCCGCCGCTGCTTTGCCCAGCGATGGAGAAGTTTTTCGACGTGGTGCTCGGCGCCTGCCACAGCACGGAACCAACCCCGGCTCCGCCCTGCCCTACCGCAATAGTCGGTTGCCCGCCGCCTTGGAGCGGCGGTAGGCGGGTCAGTTCGGTGCCCCCGAACGTGGTGCCGTCCACGATCTTCAGGAGGATCACCCCGGGGTTGGTTACCTGCGATCCGAGGACGTAGCCGTTGATCTCGTACCAGCGGGTGTTCACCACGTTGACGGTGACGGTGGCTACCGTCGCGTTTGTGGTGACAACATCGACGGTGCCGGCGTTTGTGGCTGAGCCCAGGAACCCCGTCCGGCCGGTGCCGGTGTACGGCTTCCCGGCAACGAACCAGTCGCCTTGATTACCGAAGAGGATCACATAGTCGCCGACGACCGGGTAGTAGCTGTCCGCATATGGCGCGAACACGGTTACCGACGTGTCGCCGCCGATCGCGACCTCAACCGTCGGTGTGGGGCTGGCGCTGATGGAGATGACCTGCCCGACACGCTTGGTGGGGGTCAGCGGATGACCCGTGGCCTGCACGTCAACACCTGCTCACCGTCGGAGGCACGCAACGCAGCCGGGAACGAGTCGATGATCACCGGGTAGTTGATGCCCTGCGACGTGTCAGTCACCATGATCACATCCCCGGACTCCAACGCCGGGTTGGGAATCACCGGAACAGTGATCGTGTCCGGGATACCGAGAATGTTGAGTAGCCGGGTTTTCGCCGCTAACTGGGCTTGCCCGTTGGTGGTGATCAACGGCGAGGATGCGAAGTAGGGTCGGAGCCCGACCTTCCCGACGTAGGTTGAGGAATCCGGGTTGTCGTCCTGCGCGTAGCCACGGACCGGGACCTGCGCTGCGCTTTCCCCGGTGAACACGACCGCGTTGTATGCCTGGCTGGCGTCGATCGCCTGATGCGGCCGCATCATCATCGACTGCGGTCCCGGCGCATACGTCATGACCGGCTGGTCATCCGTGGATGGTTCAGTGGTTGTGGTGAACACCCCCATCGGGTCAACGAACAGCACCTGCCCGGTCGCTGCCGCCATATCAGCAAGCACCTGCACGGCATCGTCTTGTTCGGCGTGCAGCAGATTACCGGTCACATGCTCGGTGGCGACAACGTTCGAGGTGTCGAGGCGGGCGGTGGGGATCTGCTGCCCCAAAATCAGGTTCATCGCATCCGCCACCACAGTCCCGGACACGATAGATAAAGCGTTGGTGAACGGTCCGACCAACCACATCCGGTCATAGCCCTGCACCGTCACCTGCGGATAGTTGGATGTGTCCACCCCGGACACCACCAGCGTGCCGAGCGGCACATATTCGTACAGGGTGCTGGCGGGCGTGGAGTCCCAGTATTTGACCCCCACCCAGGGCCGGATCTCGGTCACCAAGGTGGGGAACAGGTCAAGGACGTCGTTGGCGTCGGCGTTAGCGGAGATGTCGAGGAAGTTGACCGTGCCGGATCGTCTCACTGCGGTGCGGTCTACTTGGATGCTGCCGCCGATGGACTGCACCACGCTGCCTGTGACCGGGTCGGGTAGCAGCGTCGAGTTGAGGGTTGCGGTGACAACCCCGTCATGCAGGATTTCGACGTAGGCGCGGCGTTCATGCGACCTGGATAAGGTGTCGATGAAGCGTTGGCTGACCGGCCACATCAGGGCGCCGTCGTCTCGACATACGGCAACGACCACACCCGGTACGTGACGTACGGGTTGACGATGGTGTCGTCAACGTCCCGCCACATGGTTGGGAAAATGTCTTCGGTGTAGGACCGGCCAGTGATCAGAATGTACGACATGCCGCCCCGAGCCCACTGCACCTGCAGCACAGTCGACGACCGGACAATCGCCGCCAACCGTTGCGCCTGCTTCTCGCTGGTGGTTACCGCGGCGAGTTCACCGTCAGCACCACCAACCCAGTCCCGGACCTTCACCGGCCCACCGTCCCGACCCAACGGGTGGAAGATGGCGGCGTCTTCGATGTGGCTGATCGTCACCGACGGGCCACCAACCGCGGCACCTTCGGAGCGGAACACGACACACGCCAACGTCGGATCTGTCGCTGACCGCAGCAGCGACCGGGTCGGGGCTGTGGTGAACAGGGTTTGATAGGCCGAGTTGGGGCTGATGACGCTGACCCCACCGATCTGGATTCCCATCCGGGCCCGGTACATGACTGGCCGGGCAACGGTCATCTCGAAATCGTTGAAGGTGCGGGACTGGCCTTGCTGCGGCGCGAACAGCAGGGCTTGCGCGGCAGCTGTCTCCCCGAACCGGACCGGGGTCCATACCAGCGGCCCACCGGACGCGGGTTTGTCATCCACCGCGGCGGTGCCTAATCCCCAGCCGATCCGGGTGACGTAAATGTCGGCGGTGTTGAGGCCGGTGTTGTTTTGCAATGTCAGCCGCGCCCCCGAACCCGCCGCGGTGCCGGTGACGGTGATCTGCTGTGGCGTCGTCGTCAACGTGGGGCTGCCGCCGGTGGTGGTGGAGTTGAGGGTCAGGTCGTCGTTCAACCATTCAATCTTCGGGGTGACCGCCAACGTTCCGGTCCCGACCCATGCCCAGAACGATCCGACGTGGGTTGATCCGGCGACGACCGGGAAGTTCCATTCCACCTCGGGGATATACAGCCACGTGCCGAGCTTCAACGAGGTCACCGATGAGGCAGGGTCACGGGGTTGCCAGTGCAGCATGCCGTACGGCCCGCCGCCGGTGATCACCTTGTTGAGCGGTGCCCACTCCACTAAATCTTTGGTGGTGTCCCAGCTGAACCCGTATCCGGGGTCTTGGAGGACGGATCCGCCGGAGGCGACTTGTGGGTGGGCCCAGTTGTCGGCCGGGCCGCGGCGCCGGTCGACACGTTCCCCACGTTCCAGGTAGAGAACATGATTGGCAGTAGACGTGCCCGGTGTCCACGTCGTGGAGGAACCGACCGCCAAGCTTGCTTTGTCGATGCGGTGCACTTCAGCACCGGCGGCGGTGGATTGCACCCTGGCCAGCACCCGCGCGGAGACGGCGTTACCCGGTGCTGCTGCTGTGAGCGACGCTTGGGTATAGACCCCGGCGGTGGTGACGTCGCTGATGTTGGAACCGAACACGTCCGCGCCGATCGCCGCACCGGTTATGTCAAGCCACCGGATCCCGGCGTTACATGACCTGCCGGCGGTCGCCGCGTGGAACGACACCAGCGCGGTGTAGGTGACGGGGCCGTCCACGGAAACGGTCGGGCCGCGGGCCACCATATTTCCCGACGCCGACGACGACAGGGTGAGTGAGTGGGTGCCGTCCGCAGCGTCCACAACCGATGTTGCGACCGCACCCATGTTGCTGTCCGCGGCCCAACCACCAACGCTGGCCTCAAACGATGCGCCGTCCGCGGTCAACGTGTTGATCGGGGCGGTCACCGCCAACGCGGTCCGATACTGCTGCCCATCCGACAACAACGTAGGGGTCACCGTCGGCGTGTACGGGGTTGTGAACGTGATCGCGAACGGCGCGGACACCGCCCACACCGAATACCACGCGGCACCTTCCGGGCCGGGCCACGCCATCGCCGCTTCCACATACGCCTGATAGGTGACACCTTGCTGCAAGTCCCGGTCGAGGTCGAAGTTTGATGCGTCACCGGACACTTCACCCGTGTCATAGACAGGGGTTGAGGTGTTGGCGTTGAAGTTCCCCGTGCCGTAGGTGGGCGAGTCGAAGATTTTGATCCGGTACCGGCTTTGCGGGTACCCCTCGGTTTGGGTGTATACGAACGCGACGTTGGGTCGGGCGTTGTTGACGTTGTTGGTGACCGTGACCGCGCCAGCTGATGGCTGCGTGTTGACGTCAACGTCGCAGTAAAGCTCGTGAACTTTCTGCCAGCTGGTGGTGCCGTAGTGAACTTTGAACCACTGCACCTGAATTTGCAGGTCGTTGATGACGGTTTGGGTCCAGGCGACACCGTTAGGCCCGGAGTAGCACAGCGGGCCGATGACGGTGGCGATGGTGGTGGTGCCGCGGGTGGAGGTGAGGCCGCCGATGAATTTCGCGGTGCCGAGATGCGCCCCGTTGGAGCTGTTGAGGTTGGTGAGGGTGTCTTGG